AAGAAGGAAAATTGGAATACGTAAAGGAATTCCATGAAGCCTTATCTAAGTTGGATGGATTTATCCATTCTCCTTATGATTATGACTTAGACCCTTACTTTTCTTGTAAAGGTACAGGACAAGGTAAATATACAGATAGACAAATGTCGATCGTATCAAGCATTAAAGAAATAGATTGGTATAAAGATCTATTTGTAGAATTCGATAATTATATTGGTTATAAATCACCATATAAGGAAAGGACTCCCGATCTAGATCTTGAAAGGGATAAAATCTACTGTATTAGGACTATTCTGATAAATAACCCAGGAAAGTTTAAAGGTAGAGTTATCCATATATTGGATAATCCCTTACAAGACAGAGCTAACTATATCCATAGAAGGCTTCAGGCTTTGACTGATATGTTGAGTACAGATTGCTCAAGAAATCAGGAAAAGGGAAGAGAGTTTCTAAGAAACGCTACTTATGATTGGTACACCTGTGAAAACACCGGTGACAGAGAAGGAATTTATTGCTTTGATTTTTCAAACGCAACAGATACTCTGGATCATCAATTCCAATATGATGTCCTTGAATTTCTTATGGGACCAGAAGTAGCAAAATTCTGGGACCAGTTAAGTAAATTGCCTAAATTCTTTCAGAATGCAGACAAAAAAATCTTATATAAGATATGACCAACGTGTTGGTCAACCTCAAGGAGGTCTGGGAAGTTTTGATAGCTTCTCTCTAGATCATTTATTTATATTCTTAATGGATATAAAACACTTTGATTTAGTCAATTATCCCGCTTCGGATTTGACAGTGATTTTAGGTGATGATAGTGCTTTTCGCACTAGAATCCCGGAAAAGGTATTATTCAAAAGAAATGAAATATTGGATAGTGCCGGAATTTCACGATCTGAATTCGAAGAATTCCATTTTAAAATCTGTCAGCATTTAGCTGGCTTCGAGATTAATTACAGTAAATCTAATTCAACTCACTGGGATGATGCTGAGGCAAAACTAGAATTTGCCAAAGTGTCTTATAAAAATGGAGAATTCTTTTCTCCTATTCCCTTTAGATTAGCTATGAAATATAGCCTATCTTTATCAGATCAGTTAGCTGTTGCTATCTGGAGAGGTGAAAGATCTGAGCCTTACGCTCAGATGTTTATGAATACTGTATTAGAACGAAGCGATCTAATAACCAGAAGTATAATAGAGAGCGGAGTCGTTCCCTATTTATCTGAATTTAGAGATGATTTTAAAACCTTTAATCAATCCTGGTTACATAGACTATCATATGCATATGGAGTCAGTTTATTGAATTATACACTTAGCTGTTTAGTGCTAAGTGATAATAAAAGAGACTGGGCTGTAAAAGATACTTTTACAGAAGGATTGGAATTATTATTTTCTAAACAAGATTTAGAAGATATAAACTTATTAAATCCTAACCATAAAGCATGTCAGGCTATCCTAAAGAATATTGAGATAATTGATGAATTATCCAAAATTTATGAGTACGATGACATTGATAGTCAAAGTTTAAGATTGTTAATATCGCCAATAAACAAATTTATTGATGACACCGAACTTTCTGAAGAGATTTGTCACCTCTCTAAACTTCATAGTGATCTTGTTAAGTTAAAACAAAATCCTGAATTAGAAAGAAAGAATATCATACCGACATTCAATCTATTAAAAGGACATGATTTACAAAAATTTGCAAATCAATTCC